ACTTCGGCCAAAATTGGTGGATAACGGATGTCCGGTCAAAGATCGCAGCGATCAAGAGAGAAATCAACGGTTTCATCCTTGAAAAAATGGGCCTACCGCTTTGAACCGGATGGATTGGGGGGGGTCTTCGGACCCCCCCACCCTCTCAAATCCCGCCAAAAATCAAACATACCCGGCGACACACCCCGCCTACCCCCACGCGAAATTTTTTACAAAATTTTTCAAAAACCTAAAGTTTATATTCATACGGGGCCAATTGACTCGTTTTTCGCTCCTTCATCTCCAACCCCGCCTTCATGAGATACCGTCGCACCGTGCTTGGGTGTATCTGCCGCCACGTCCTACTCACCCGCTTGTTCGCCTCAAACGCAATCTCAAAGGGTGTCCTCCACTCATCGAAGAACCCCTCTTCCGCCAAGCACTTCATCAGGAACGGGTACAGTGTCTTCTTGTTCATCGGTCCTCTCGTCTGACTCTTGGCTAACTCTTCCTTCCACATATCGCAAAACTCCCCCTCGGCATTCCTCACTAGAACCGCCTCCGGTTGATTACCTTTCCACCGGCTCCCTCAAAGTCCCTTCTTATCTTGGACGGGCCTCCACCCAACCACGCTCCGCCGCTCATGGTCGTCATGACCACCGGCATATCCTGTTTCTTGTAGGTGAATTGGTCTATGGCGTGAGCGAAGGCCATCACACAGTCGTTGTGCTTGCCCAAGTCAACGATCAGCCCGTTTCGCCATGCGTGAGTCTCTAGTTCCTCCAACAGTATGCTGACCTGCCGCCTTGTCTCGTCGTCGCCGTATGGGAAGCAGACCATCTCCCGCTCAAACCAAACCCGCAGCCTGTTCATCAACCCCTGCTTCAGCGTCCTGTTGCTCGCCTTGCTCTTTCGGTAGTCAACGACTGCGCCCTTCTGAATCAAAATGCTCTCGTACAACTGCTGGAAGCCCACGTCCTCCGCAGCAATAGGCGCACCGAACCGCTTCGACCACTCGATCAGCATATCCGCTTGCTTGTCAGGTGGGAAGTCATTCCGCCTCCACATGTTTACGAAGTGGACGTAGCCCTCCGGGTCCTGTGCCAAGCACACGATAACCGAGTAGTCCTGACCAACGCCGTGCGCCGGATCGAAGCCCAACACGTATCGCCAATCGTCTTGCTTCTCCACAGCCAGCACCCGCTCCATCTGCAAGTTCTTCCTCGTCTGACCCCGTGGGAACACAGCAGCCTCGTCGTCCACGACCCGGCATAGGTACTCCTGCACGAATGACAACTCGCCCATCGCCTCCTTCTGCTCAAGTAGGAAGTCAATCGGACGGTACTCGCCCCACAGTGGCTTCGGCTTCACGTTCTCCGGGTCTGCACGATGCTCGTCCCAATTCGGTATCGCGCTCCAAACCCCCGTACTCCACGTCTTGTTGCCTAGCATCTCCGTGTGATACAGGTCGTTCATGCTCAACGGCGTGCCGACCACGTACAGGCTTGTGCCGGGACTCAGCATCGGTGTGATCTTCTTTCGGAACCAATTCCTGATCTCGTTCCAATTCGTGTCACCGGAGTCATCGAGAACGTCATCGAATGCGATGCAAGCGGGATGCTCACCACGGATCGCAGCACCAACCGACGTGGCCCGAATCCAAGAGCCGTTGGTCAACCGCAACTCCAACTTGTTGCCCCTCTTGTTGTCGAGGTATCTGCTCAACTGCGGGTGACGCTTCAAGTCCTCCCGTATCTCTTCAAGCCTACGTGTAGCCAAGTCCTTGCTCGCTGAGAACAGCCAAATCGTCATGGGCTTGTCACGCCACTTCTCAAACAGGCACTTGTGCAGTAGTTTTATCCTCAAGGTCGTTGACTTTGAGTGGTCCCTCGGTGCAATCACACAGACCCTTTGGACCTGCGCCCCCCTCCTGTCGCCGTACATATCCATCCACTCTCCGATGTGGCCGCCCCATGTGTAGCCCAACCACTTGTAGAAATACTCAACGTCGTTGCGGGAACGCTCCATCGCAAAGTCCTGCATGAACCCCATCGAATCACCTCGGATGCAAGTCCCTCTTGCCGCAATGTGGGCATACGCCCGTGACCGCCTTCGACCTTAGCATACGCGGGGCTACCCAACCACAGGACCAGCACTTCGCACTCGTCCACTCACTCATCGGGCATCACCGGCGCAAACATAGTTCCGACAAGTCCTAACTCCTTGTCGATCATGTGGGCGCACAGACCGGCTCTCGCCATAGTGTAACCATGCCTTGCATGATACCTGTCCTCTCCGGCCAAACTCGGCAACTGTATGATCATACAGCCGCCCCGCTCGACCATCTGCTGATGATGCAGGTGTCCGTGGAACCACATATGGTTCTGCGTCGAACCCCAATCTCTTCTCGCTTCGTGCGCCATCAATGAGTGTAGTTTGTTCATGACCTTGCCATCGCCATGTGTGAACCCGATCAGGTTGTTGCCGTAGGTGATGTACTGCCTGATGTGCGGGCTGACGATAACCTTCACGTCGTCTGCGCCCTTGTAGTACGCATCGAGGTACATCATGAGCATCAGGGAACTGTGCCTGTCGTGGTTGCCGCCCATGAACACGATCTCGACGGGGGCCACAGCCCTCAGACTGTCGATATGCTCCTGTGCCAACTGACAGCCCTGCATGAGAATCTGCGCCGGACTACCGGCCATGTCCTGTGGTGTGCCTTTCGTGGTCGTGCCGAGGTCGTTGTCAACGTGGAACCAATCGGAACCCGCCGTCACGTATATCTTCTCAGGTTGGCTAGGTAGCCTCTCGACCAACTGACTCGTCTTCTCAAGCAGCCTCTCCCTTGCCTCATCGAAGTCATAGGACTCTCCGACCTCCAACTTCCAGCCCGACTTGCCGTAGTGCAGGTCCGTTGGGGAGATAACCACCGCGTAGTCCCTGTCAGACGACTTCAACTTGAACGGCCTGACTGCCTTCGCCTTGTGGTCCTTGAGCAACTCCCTGAACTCGTCACCGATAGTCTCCTTGTGATACCTGTATAGGTCAGCCTCCTTCTCGATCTGCCTCCACCGCTTCTGCTCCGCACGCCTGACGACATCGATCCTGCGTAGGGAAACCATCTCGTCAACCATGTCATCCACGGTTCGCATCTTGATCTCATGGTCCGTGAACGGGTCCATCGCGTGCTTCCAATCATGTATGCGTATGTATTCTTGTAGTATCACGATGGGCATATCGAACTCACGGCTCATGTCGTCCACGGTCTGACCACCGCCCGCGTTGGAGTATGCCCTTCGCATGGCCCTGTGCTTCTCGCCGGTCATTACATACATACCCTCAACGGTGTCCATCATGCAGATGTACCTGTCGTTGGCCTCGTCGTAGTAGTGCTTCGCTGTAATCAAGGTGTTTTCCTCGTAGTCTTCAGCCGTCAGCCTGAACTCGTTGCCCTTCTTCGTCCAACGCTGTATGGCCTTGCGCCATGCGTCCGGGCTTCGCCTTGGCTCTATCTCATGTAGGAACCTAGCAAACTGTCTCTCGTTGGCAAACGCTCTATCGTTGGCATATTTCTCGATCAGGTCAACCCCGCCGGTAAATCGCTCTCCCATGCCGTAAACACGGATTCTGTGCCTTATTAACGTATGGCCCCGATAATTATTTTTGAATCTTTTGCGATTTTTTCAAAAAAAATAAACAGGTGACTGCGCCGATGCGTCGGAATTATTTTATTTTGTTTATAGTATGTTTGGAAAAAAAGGTTAACTAACCTTTAGGTTAGTGTTCTGCACTAAAGAAGAAATAAAAAAATTAGCAAAATTTAGAGCAGTATTACGGTTATTTCTTTTGAAAAGGTCCAAAAACAATAAAAATAATTAAAATGCACCCCAACCATTAATAAACACCCCCGCTAACATAGCATTATGGCCGAGGGTAGCCGATGGAATGTCTTTCGCGCACGAAGGAAGGAAAACCCCAACCCCATGATAGAGAGAATGGGCATGATGGTTGAGCCATTCAACCAAGTGGCGGGTATTCCTGACATCACGCGGGACACGGAGCGAATGAGAAAGGACAGCAACTTTGACAACGAGTTTGACTTGTACGACCAAATGCTGAAGACGGACCCGGAGTTGAACGGTGCGGTCAGGGCCGTCAGCCTCACCGCCAACAACTACGAGATAAACTACTCACGCGGGCGCAACGCCACCATACGCAACGCCATACGCGAACTCGTTGAAGAGACAATCGACTTCGATGACATCATGATCAACGCCATGCGCTCGCTCATGGTCTACGGCAACGACATCAACAAGATCGTCGGCAGGGCAGGGGTCGGCATAACCGACATACAATCGCTTCCCGTCAAGCAGATTACCATCGTTGACGAGCGAGGTGGCCTTGGCTCCTACTTCGTCGCAGACGAGGACAACCCGATCATCAGGGCAGACAAGTACATGGTGCGCGAGGGTACGATGTACGAGCGCGACATTCCCGCCAAAGAGATCATGCACATCAAGATCGACTACCGATCCAATTGGTTCACCGACAACAAGGGCCGCCGAACCTACGGTGTGTGGGGCGCGTCCCGGTTCACCGCCCTCAAGCAGCCCATACGCATGAAGTACAACAGCATGAACAACCGGATCAGCCTTGAGGACAGCATGACCAAGCAGTTCATCACCATCGACAAGTCGGCCATCGAGCATATCCAAGACCCCGCCGAGCAGCAGGACCGACTCAAGCACATCATGGACGAGGTAATCAGTCTGTTTGAGGGACTGCGAGGCGATCAGATACCGATCCTCCCCCACTACGTTCAACTGCACCACGTCGATGTCGGCAACTCCGTGCCGAACAACACAGACTTCCTCGACACCATCAACGCTGACATCGCCGCCGTTCTACAGGTTCCCCGTGTCGCTGCGGGCCAAGAGCGAGGGTCCACCTTCGCGGCGACCTACAACGCGAACTTGTGGGCCGTTGGTGCTATCAGCAGGATGCACCGAATACTCGGTGAGGCCGCCACCAAGATGTTCATGATGCACCTAGACCTGCTCGACATCCCGTACCGGAGGCAGGACCTACCCACGATCAAGTTCGACGCTATGGACTCCGAGACACCGCTCAACATCATGCAGCGTGTCGCCCTCGGATGGAACTCAGGGATCATCACCCTCAACCAAGCCCTCGATGAGTTGAACCTGCCCACCGTCGGCAAGGACGGCGACATGAGGAAGGACGAGCCATCGAGCGGTGGCGTAGGCGAACTACCGAGAGAGAACTCACAACCGGGTGCAGCAGATGGCAATTGATCTAGGAACAACGGGGTCGTTCTTCTCCGACCTTCTCTTCTACGGGTTCTACGGATTGGCGTTCAGCCTAGTCCTTATTTTAATGGGTGAAATGTTAATAAGACGCAAGAATGCTCGTATGGACATGGCGCGTAAACCAAACGGTCCTAACGACAGGCTCATGCTAGTCTTCGGCCTCGGCGTTGTCCTATCTTGGGTCATAATCGCATCGACGGCCTCCTACTTCAGCATCGTTCAGGAGAGGGAAATCACCGACTCGCAACTCACCGTGATCGGTCTTCTCGGCGGTCCCGCACTTCTCATGATAACCTCGGTCCTCGATCTGTTCAAGGGCAAGGAGTCTGCCAAGATCAACATCCTACCTGACCAACTCGCATCCGACGTGGCCTCCGCCGACGCTGAGAAGGATCACGTCAGGGCCTTGGAGATGGCTCGGATAACCCACGAACTAGAGATGGAGAAGATGCAGAAGTCCCACGAACTCAAGATGGATGAGTACGTCACGACGAGCGGTGGAAAGAGCGGGGGCAAGAAGTGAATGACTTCATCTTCTTCGTTGTGTTCTTTGTGTCCATTTCAATTATGCTCGATATGTGGCTTACTAGGCGAGGACTCTAATTGACCACGCCTCTAATGTTCTGTCTCCTGTGGGTAGGGGTTGGCGTGCTTCTGTGGGCCAAAGTCCTTGAATATACGAGGCTATTCAATGATCGGTGACTCATGCCTTCTTCTCGTCTTCCTCTTTACCATATCCCTGATGATCAATGACCTTGACGATTGGTATCGCTTCATCTTTAAGCGTCGATAACCTTTATCAGACATATGGCTACCATTCTCATATCATGCCTACGCGAAGGTCTGACGAGAACCGAGCCGCCTTCATCAACAGGTGCATGGCCGACACGAAGATGAACCGTGAGTTCCCTGAGCGTGAGCAGAGGTACGCGGTCTGCCTGAGTTATGCAGACAAGACCGCAGACGAGCGTTCCACTCCCGCACCTAAGAAAGACAGGATCAAGGGCAGCCCGAAGAACAAGCCCGGTTCTGCGCGTCCCGGCGGTAAGGTGACATTCAGTGAAAGTGTGACCAATAGCCTAAAGGAAAAAGTAAAAAGCCACAACGAGAAGTCTGACCGCAAGGTGACTCTCAGAATGCTCAAGGCGGTTTACCGTCGGGGCGCAGGTGCATACTCCACTTCCCACAGGCCCGGTGTCAGCAGGGCCGCTTGGTCGATGGCGAGGGTCAACGCCTTCCTCCGGCTCGTCAGGTCGGGTAGGCCATCCAACCCCAAATACGTTCAAGACAACGACCTGTTGCCAAGGGGCCACCCACGCAAGGGTAGCGGTAAGAAGGATTAATAAGACACTGTTTTGCTTGAAAGGCCATGTCGTGCGGTTGCGGTTGCGGTGGCGAGAAGGTAGCCTACGAGGATTGGGGTGACATTGATGTTTCTGCCGCCGAGTATCGAGGTCGCACTGTCACACTCAATAAGCCGTTCCGCACTCCCGGTGCT